ACAATAAACCAATTGAATTTTTGCCTAACGAACGAATTGTTTTTGTTCATAATGATTTAGATTTTTTTCTCGATTCTAACTTGCCAGGGTTTACATTATATAATATACAATTAGTGTTACGAGAGTTGGATATACCAAATTGGTTTTGCATAGTGATATCCAATTTACCTAACTATAGCAAGTACACAGAATTAGCCAGACATAAATTAACATCTGAACCTTATCCAATACAATCAATTACATCCATGTACTTTCATCATCTGAGAGAAATAAAAGATGTTCAATTTGATTATCAATTAATTGTTAAACCATTTATTGTATTGAGTCGATTATCTAGGTTTCACCGGACATACTTTATGTCGCAACTATTTGAAAAAAATCTATCAGAATTTGGATTTATAAGTTATCATAATATAGCAGCGGAGCATGATGCTACTCCAACATCTGGAGTATTAATTACTAGTTTTCCTCAATTGGAATCAACTCCGTGCCATTTCTTATATAGTGTTCCTTATAATCGAAATTATCCCGAAATAGTAATACATAGCAAACAAGCCAGATTAAGATTAAAAGAATTCCAATCATCAGTAAAATCATTTAAAAATTTTACTGAATCAACTGATATCAATGATAAAGGGCTATGTTCAAACTTTCAAAATAATATTATACAAAATGCATTAGTTTACGTAGGAATTGAAGCTAGCGTAAATTGCCCAGAAGTATATCTGTCAGAATGTAGTTTTAAAGGAATATTATCAAAGCGTCCTTTTATTTTATTTGGAGTAGCAGGTACAATTGCATATTTAAAACAATTAGGATTTAAAACATTTGATCAATTCTGGAGTGAAGAATATGATAATATTGAAAATTTAGAATCTAGAGTTGATGCTATTCTTACAGTATTAGATCAATTAAAAAATAGATCAGATTTTGAATTACATGAAATGGCACTTCAAATGTCAGATATATTAGAATATAATTTTTATCATTTTAATAATGATTTTCTCCAATACGAAAAAAATAATATAATACAAAATATGTCAAGTAGATAATAAAGTTGCATCTTAATATAGATTAATGTATAATAAATTATGTTTGAATAATGAGGCTGTATGACATTTAAGATTAAGAATTTAACCGTAAAGAATTTTATGAGCGTTGGTAACGCCACACAAGCTGTTGACTTTAATCGCAATGATCTTACATTGGTGCTTGGTGTTAATGTTGATTTAGGAGGAGATGATAGTGGTGCAAGGAATGGCACCGGAAAAACTACAATTATTAATGCATTAAGTTATGGATTATTTGGCAGTGCTCTTACAAATATACGTAAAGAAAATTTAATTAATAAAACTAACGGTAAAAATATGTTAGTTACAGTTGAATTTGAACATAACGGTCAAGATTATAAAATTGAACGTGGCAGAAAACCTAATGTTTTGAAGTTTTATGTCGGTGAAGAAGAAAAAGAGATTACTGATGAAAGTCAAGGCGATAGTAGAGAAACACAAGCAGAAATAGAACGTATGCTAAGTATGAGCCATAATATGTTTAAACATATTGTTGCTTTAAATACCTACACTGAACCATTCCTTAGTTTAAAATCAAATGATCAACGAGCTATTATCGAACAGTTGCTGGGCATTACTGTATTAAGTGAAAAGGCCGATAAACTCAAAGAGTTAGGACGTGAAACCAAGGATGCAATACAGCAAGAAACCTTCAGGATTAAGGCAATTTCAGATGCAAATGAGCGTATAAAGGACCAGATTGACAGCCTTAAACGTCGTGAAATTTTATGGACCAATAAGTATACTGAAGATACAATAAAGTTACAATCTGCATTAACAGAACTTCTTAAAATTAATATCGAAGAAGAATTATCCAATCATACCAAGATGGCCATCTATATTCAGAAACGTAAAGATTTAGATGACTTATCAAAAGCAATTACTCGGGCCAATCTTGATTTAGATCGAGAAAATAAAATTATCATTAAGTTAGAAAAAGAAATAGCAGACTTGGAGGCACATACCTGTTATGCATGTGGTCAATCATTCCATGACAATAAACATGAGGAAGTTCTTTTATCAAAGAGAACTTCATTTCAGGAGTCAGCCTTGCAATATCTTGCAACCGAAGGGCAATTAAGAGAATTACTTGATGCTAAAAACGAGCTTAGTGAATTAGGAGTACAACCAGTTATATTTTATGATAAGGAAGTTGATGCATTTCATCATAAAAGTTCTATAACTAGTTTAGAAGCACAATTAGATAATAAATTAGAAGAAGTTAATCCATATAGTGAACAGATTGTTGAAATGACACAAACTGCATTTGAAGAAACTGATTTTTCCATCATGAACGAACTTGCTAAGTTAAAAGAACATCAAGATTTCTTACTTAAACTACTAACAAATAAAGATAGTTTTATACGAAAAAGAATTATCGATCAAAACTTATCTCATTTAAATGCAAGACTTAGTCAATACTTAGAACGTATTGGATTGCCTCATACCGTAACATTCTTAAATGATTTAACTGTTGAGATATCCGAGCTCGGGCGTGAATTAGATTTTGATAACTTATCACGTGGTGAACGTAATAGATTGATATTAAGTTTATCTTGGGCATTTCGTGATGTGTGGGAAAGTTTATATAGTCATGTTAACTTATTGTTTATCGACGAACTTATCGATTCTGGTATGGATTCCAGTGGAGTCGAAAGCTCACTTGGTATACTTAAAAAGATGTCACGAGATCATGATAAGAGCATTTGGCTTGTTAGTCATAAAGATGAACTTGCAAGTAGAGTAAACAATATTATGACAGTAACAAAAGAAAACGGATTTACTACATATAATACCGATGTTGAAATCGCTTAACTTAAATAACATCAAAGTTTTACATTTAGAACCAACTACTAATTGTAATGCTGCCTGCCCACAATGTAAACGTACATACAGTACGTTTACTCCGGCTGAATTAACGTTAGATAGAGTGAAAGAATTATTTACAGTTGAATTTATACAAAATTTAGATAAGATGTTTATGTGTGGTAATTTAGGTGATCCAGCTGCCGCACACGATACCTTAGATATTTTTAAATATTTTAAAGAAATTAATCCTAATATTGTATTAGGAATGAATACCAATGGCGGTATTAGAACTATACAATGGTGGCACGATCTTGCAAATATCCTAACTGGAATCCAAGATTATGTTGTTTTTTCAATTGATGGATTAGCTGATACCAATCACATACATAGAAGAAATGTTGTATGGGAACGTGTAATAAGGAATGCCAATAGTTTTATTACAAACAACGGATCAGCTCATTGGGATATGTTAGTTTTTAAACATAACCAACACCAAATTGATGCAAGCCAACAATTAGCTAAAGATATGAAGTTTACTTGGTTTAGAGCTAAAGTTAGTAAACGTCATATTGAAACACCAATTACCTGGTTACAACCTCCAAGTGATGATAAATGGAAAGATCCTATTGTTACTGGTGGAACCATTGATTGTTATGCAATTAAAGAAAAAAGTATCTACGTTGATGCACAAGGAGATTCTTATCCTTGTTGCTGGCTAGGTAATACCAATGAAAGATTATCAAATTTTGATCAAATTCAATTAAACTGGAATACAAAAGATCAAAATTTAATATGTGCTGCAACCTGTACTAAACATAATAATGGTACTAGTTTCACAAACCAATGGCAACGAGAAGTTGCGTTAAATTAAATTTTAGGTAGAGAAACCTATAATAAATAAAATTATCAATAAACACAAATCAAGGAAAAATAAAAATGGCAATACACGAAGACATCTTAGCCGCTGTAGAATTATATGTAGCTGAAAGTGAAAAATTTGAAGTAAAAGGTATCAAAGCATCGTCAAGTCGTGCTCGTGGTGCATTAGGTGATTTAGCTAAACTAGCAAAAGTTAGAAGAGCAGAGATCCAAACAAAGAAAAACGAAATGTCAGTAAAATAAATTAATCCTGTGATAGTCTCCGTCCATAAATATTGGAACGGAGACTATTATGGAACTTGGACATTGGGAATTTCCACACGAATTTGATGTAAATGAGTGGTTTGGATTTATCTATAGAATTATTGAAATTAGCACCGGCAGACAATATATTGGCAAGAAACAATTTCATTCCAATCGTACAAAAGTTGTGCCAGGTAGAAAAAACAAAAAACACTTTAAAAAAGAAAGCAATTGGAAAAAGTATACTGGGTCCAGTATAGAATTAAACAAATCTATTGAGTTATATACCAAAGAAAACTATCAATTTAAAATCGAATCTTTACATAAAACTAAAGGATCTTTGCATTATAGAGAAGTAGTTGTACAAGTCACTGAAAACGTATTAATTGAAAGATTTGAAGATGGCACAAGAAAATTTTATAATGGAAATATTTCCGCTGTTAAATTTTACCCTGCAATGCCAACTGAAGATGAATTAAAAATGAAAATAGGTTGACAAAATCCCCAAAAATAGCTTAAACTAAATACTATAAACAAATAGACACAAAGTCCTTTCTAAATTATCTAATTATTTTTCCCCAGGCACAAAGCCAAAACAATCAGTCAATATTGCAGATTTATTCTGTGATCTGAGGTAATCCTGTCTGTGTAAAAGCATCAGGTGGAACTGTTAGACTAGACTAACAACAGATCGACAAAATCGTATTGTGCTTTAAAAAGCAAATAACAATATAAAAATAGGTGTAAAAACCGAAAGATATAGGCTCTGTGAAACAGATACAACCTATATGATGTAAACAGTTGGCTAACTACGGCAGTTTACACATCCGTCAGATGAAGCAAGAGTAAGGGGGTACAGGCTGACCGCCTCCGTGTATATAAATATAATCTCTTTTAGTTAGTTGGTGAAGAACTCAGATGAAATCCTGAACTTTCTCATACTTTGCCTTTTGTAAGGTGAAGTATGACTAGAATCTAGATGAATATTACTACAAAAGCAATTACTTCTCTAATTTAGAATCTAAAGTAATTTACCATGTATAAGATTGAAAGAAAGGCATTGAGCAAAGCGATAATGCAGATGGCCACTGCCATCTTTTACTATACCCAATACCTGTTAATGACATGTTCTGATTTAGAAGAAGTTAAGTCCTGTTTTAGTAGTAGTTTCCATATTATCTTTAATAATTTTCCCAATAGATTCACGATCATTACTTGACAACATCATGGCATCACTATAAGATATAGATCCACGCATATACCAACATATTCTTAATGCTTCATCTCTATAGGCTTTTGATTCCTTGTCCATTTGTTCTAACTCCTGGCCAATCTCTTCATTAGAGAGGAGCAAAAGCCTTAGTCGAAAAAATTTGACTGATTAAACTCCAGTTTAGTTTTATAGACGTAATCACATTCACTACATTTTATATCAATTGGTTCCATTGCATTTGATGCAATATAATCTTCTATATGATTTTTAATAGTTTCGTATGACTTTCTATCAGTATTAGATAAGAAATCCTTAATTAATTCAGGGTCGGTTACTTTAATCCCATCGTTAGTAAGAATAGATTCAATACAAATAACTAATGTATTGATATTCATTGCAGTTAATTTATCAAAACTCTCTTTAAATCTTGCTTGTTTCTCTTCATCTGATAAATCACTTGCAGCTAACAATCCGATTATTTTTTGTTGTTCGAATGTAACGTGTTGTGTACTGTTTAATTCTTTATAGGTTTGTGGCCTAAATTCAAAAGTTAATTCGTTAATTACAATTGAATGCTTATCATTATTAAAAGTTGGTGCAGAATCAAGAACAGATCGTAAATCAATTGTGTCTTCATTTGTGGCCTTACATTTAGGACAATCACTTGTTATATCCATACCTGGCCCGTAACTAGCAATTCTAATAGCAATTAATATAGGATCTAAATCGATTACTGGTATTACCCATGGATTTTTAATATTAGGGCAACAACTTACGATAACATCAGCCATGCCTTGACCATTCATTAATGCATCAGGAGTTTTAAATGATATTTCATCTTTGATTGTCATTGGATATACCGGAAAATCACCAGTAGCTGATAATTCAAGAGCCCCAATTGGGTAAAATTTTCCACCACTTGGTAATCGTAGATAAATTGAAGGTTGTCTAAAATGTTTAGCCAACGGATTTGTAATTGAAGTAGACATGTGTTGTTTTGAACTCCATAAATAAGATAATAGTACTCTAATATTTATTCTGGAAAAACATGGCGATTAAAATAGATATTCCTGGTGTAGGAGAAGTTTCAGTTGAAGGTGCGGCGCAAGAAAGCACTATGCTTGAAATCTTAGCGGCAGTTAAACAATCAGAAAAAACCAAACAAAAAGCAGAAAAAAAGGTTGATACTAAAGCTGCCGATGAAGCCAATAAAAAACTTAAAGAAACAACTAGTGAATTAGACAATGTAATAAGTGGTCTTAGTAACCTTGAAGAATCCGTAACTGGATCATCTAAAACAATGGAGTATTTAGAAAGAGGTGTTAAAGCAACAGGAACTGCGGCCTTAGAAACTACAAAAGGTCTTGTAAATTTTGGAGCCTCTTTAACAGCAACCGCAGCAAGTGTTGCAGTCAACTTAATAAAATCATTTGATGATGCGGCAGCAAACCCAATCTCAGCTGGTGCAGCAATGATTGATGCTGGAATTGATACAGCTCTAGCAGTAGCAAAAGTAACTACAAATGCAGTAGGTGGAGTAGCCTCAGGATTATTAGGTGCAATTCCATTTGTAGGAGCTGGACTCCAAAAAGTTGGTGAAGCCGCAACAGCCGCTGCAATTGCTGTAGAAGAAATGGGAGCAAAAATTCTCCATACTGGCAATGAATTAATGGCTAAAGAATTTCAGAAAACTGCTGATTCTATGTCAAAGTTTTCTCGTGCAGGTGCTAGTTTTGCTGGTGGCATGTCCGAGATGCGTAATCTTGCAACTGCAAGTGGAATAGGATTATCACAATTTACTGAGGTTGTTTCTAAGTCTAGAGATTCTGTAACAGGAATGGGCTTAACAACTGGAGAAGCAACTGAAAAATTAAGTAAAGGTTTATCATCATTATCTACAGTTACCAATAAAAGTGGTAGATCGATGCGTGATCAAATGCTAGCAATGGGATTTTCGTTTGAAGAATCTGGTGAAGTCATGGCACAATATATGGCTCAACAGAAGACATTTGGCAGAGATTTAGATGGCATTCTGCCAGAAGAATTAGCACAAGGTGCAAAAGATTACGCAACAAATTTAAAAGTTCTTAGTGATCTAACTGGCCAAGATGCTAAAAAATTAATGGAGAGAGCACAAGCAGAAAGTATGCGTGGTGCATTAGCTGGACAATTAAGTAAAGATCAAAATAAAGCATATCAAGAATCATTTGCAATGTTATCATCAATTCCGGACCAAGGGCCAGCATTTTCAGCGGCATTGACTCAAATGTTAGCTGGTGGTGTTGTAACTGATCCAATGATTGCAGGCAATAAAGAAGCAATGGATCTGATACAAAAGACTGCTGCTCAGGTATCGGCTGGTACTGCTGATATGACCATAAAAACTCAAGAAAATATGGCTAAAGCAGGAGAGGCAGCAAGAGCATCTGGTAAATCAATGACAGATTTATCAGTGGTAATGCTAAATGGTAAAGCCGGAGCTGCTGCATCCGGAATAGCCGCAACTGGAAATGCTTTAAGAAATATGCGGCTTGATTCCGATGCCGGCAAAAAATCAATGGATGCAGCAAAAAAACAAGCAGAATCAACAGATGAAGTAACAACTGGTTTTGTGACAGCAACAGAAGCATTAACTGCTTTTCAGAATGATATGGAGAAAATAGCCGGAGATTCGGGTGCATTAAAGATCTATGCTGATACAATTGGAAAGTCTGCCGAAGGTACAGCAAGAATGGTGCAGGCAGCAATTGGTATTGCTACTAAAGGATGGTCAGCTGCTGATGCTAAAAACTTTATTGATACTGGAAAAACACCTGGTGAAACAGGTGCTGACGCAGCACCAAAAGAAGGAACTGCCGGCGATTGGATGGATAAAGCTGGATCTGCAATTGGTGGCGTAAAAAAATGGGCCACTTCGATATTTGATGACATAACTGGAGTTGCTGGAAAATTTGAAAGTGGAAACAATGCAGGAATGGTTTCTAGTGGAAAAGGCGACGCTGGCGGAGTAAGTTACGGACAATTTCAGTTGTCATCAAAAACCGGAGATGTTGATAAATTTTTAAAATCATCAGGATATGCTGACCAATTTAAAGGATTAGTTTCAGGTACTAAAGAATTTGGAGATAAATGGAAGGAAATAGCTAAATCAGATGAAGGATTTGGTAAAGCACAAAAAGAACATGCACTTAGTACACATTTAAATCCTCAATTAGCAAAATTAAATCAAGCTGGTCTCGGTGATGTTGCTGGTAAAGGTAGTATGGTGCAGGCAGCAATTTTTAGTACAGCAAACCAATATGGTGCAAATACAGATAAGATCATAAATGCACTAAAAGGTAAGGATACTGAAAAAATGAGTCAAGAAGAGATTGTTAATGCAATCCAAGACTACAAAGCCAAAAACGTAGAAAGTAATTTTAGAAGCAGTTCAGAAAATGTAAAGGAAGGTGTTCGAAATAGAATTGAACAAGAACGATCATTATTATTAGCACAGAAACCAGTTTCTCAAGACGGAGTAGTTAAAGCTGAAATTGCAACAAAACCAAAAGATGCATATACTGACACTGCTAATTTAGTAGGTAATGCAGTTCAGCAAAAATTAAGTGAAATTGACAAGATACAAACAAGTGCTGACCAAATGTCAGCACAACAAGCTAAAGATAAATTACTTGCTATTGATAATCGTGCTGTAGAGTTAGCTAAAGCCGATAAAGCATATTCAGCAGCTCAAGTAAAAGTAAACCAAGCACAATTAGATAATGCTGAATTGCAAGTTGCACATACTAAGAAGAAACAAGAGTTTAATAAACAAGATTTAGCTAAACTTCAGACTGCACGAAATAAGAAAACTGAACCAAACACTTCAGTAACTGATGCTGATGCATTAAAGAAAAATTTAGAAAACGAAAACGATGCTGCATTTGAGAAGTATAAAGGAACATCTCAATATGGAAACAATTGGATAGAAGACCAAAATAAATCAGAAGATCAAATCAAAAAAGAATTTTTAGAAAAAAGAGCAAAAAATAATGAAGTACCAGAAGAGCCACCACATGTACAAATGATTGCAGCAATAAACCATCAGACTGCAAGAATGGAAAAACATTTAAAACATGGTAATTCGCAAAGAGAAGTAATTAAAAAACAAAATGCATAATAAGGTTAAATACAGCAATAGCCAAAATAATAGGAATTTAATGTGAGTTGGAAAAAGTATTTTAGAACTTCTAATACCGGGGGCAATATGAGCCCAATTAATGGCGGTAGCACTCAATCTAGTGGAACATATCGCAACTATCAAAGCCAATTACCGGAAGTTTATATTGGACATCCAAATAGAGTTGAACGATATAATCAATATGAACAAATGGATATGGATCCTGAAGTTAATGCCGCATTAGATATCATTGCTGAGTTTGCTACACAACCAAACATTGAAAATGGTACTGCATTTGACGTTAGATTTAAAGAAAAACCAACTGATAACGAAATTAAAATTATTAAAGAACAGTTAACTCAATGGTGTTCGCTAAATCAATTTAACAAACGTCTATTTAAAGTATTTCGCAATACAATTAAATATGGTGATCAAGTATTTTTACGTGATCCAGAAACATTTAAATTATTTTGGACTGAAGTTTATAAAGTAACAAAGGTCATTGTTAACGAATCTGATGGTAAAGAGCCTGAGCAATATGTAATTAAAGACTTAGCACCAAACTTTATGAATCTAACTGCAACTGCTATTACTACTAGTGATATCTATACTAATAGTCCTCAAGGCGGTGGTGGAGGCGGTGGATCATATATCCAGCCTAGTACTCCTGGAGTTGGTGGATCGAGATTTACCCATGCTCAAAATGAAGCATGTATTGATGCTGAACACATTATGCATTTGAGTTTAACTGAAGGGTTGGATTCAAATTGGCCTTTTGGAAACAGTATTTTAGAAAGTATTTTTAAAATCTTTAAACAAAAAGAATTGTTAGAAGACTCTATTATTATCTATCGTATACAAAGAGCACCTGAGCGTAGAGTATTTAAAATTGATGTTGGTAATATGCCAAGTCATATGGCTATGGCATTTGTTGATAGAATTAAAAACGAAGTTCACCAACGTAGAATTCCTACACAAACTGGTGGCGGGCAAAATATGATGGATGCAACCTATAATCCATTATCGACAAATGAAGATTTCTTTTTTCCTGTTACTGCTGATGGCCGCGGTTCAAGTGTTGATGTATTTCCAGGAGGCCAAAACTTAGGTGAAATTACTGATTTACGTTATTTTACTAATAAAATGTTTAGAGGTCTACGAATTCCTAGTAGTTATTTGCCAACACAATCGGAAGACAGTGAACGTGTAATGTCAAATGGTAGTACAACTGCATTAATTCAAGAGTGGAGATTTAATCAGTATCTTATGAGATTACAAAACCTCGTAGCTGAAAAGTTAGATACAGAATTTAAGATGTTTATGAGATGGCGAGGCATAAACATAGATAACAATCTATTTGAATTACATTTTAATGAACCACAAAATTTTGCTAAACACAGACAAGCAGAAATTGATGGAGTAAGAATAGCTTCATTTACTCAATTAGAAGCATATCCTTATTTAAGTAAACGTTTTTTATTAAAACGTTATCTTGATTTAAGTGAAGAAGAAATGCAAGAGAATGAAGAAATGTGGGCAGAAGAAAATGCTGATGTTAAAGATACCACAGCACCAGCAGCAGGATTACGTTCTGTTGGCATTACTCCATCAGGTATTGAATCTGATATGGGTAATTTTGAAGAGCCAATGGGTGATGAAGGTATTATGCCCGAAGGTGAACCAGTAGGTGGCGCAGTACCTGCTCCTGCTATGTCTCCGGTTGGATCAGCTGCCGGACCGGCAGCTGCACCAGCTGGTTTATAACTAATTGATAAATATTATTATGCAACTATTAGAAATTTTTGACTCAGAAGATTATGAAGGCCATAAAACAGAAAAAGATGATAACACTGTTTTAAAACTTAGTGACATTCGAAAAACTAAGTTAACATTGGCTCAATTAAATCGATTACGTATCATGAACGATGTTCATGCACTCGAGCATGAAGAAAAATTAGAAAGTGTAAGAAATCAATATAAACTACCGGCTGCCGAAATGCCACCGATGTAAGTATCAATTAAAATCAATCAAAAAACACGCATATTACCGTGTTTTTTTTTATTTTATGTAAATAACTATATAACAAAACAACCATACATACAAAGGAGTTCATAATGAACAAATACGAACAGTTAATCGAACACATCATTAATGATGACACTGAAAAAGCCAGAGCACTTTTCCACACTATTGTTGTTGAAAAAAGCCGTGACATTTACGAAGGTCTAATCGACGAAGATGATTTCGAAATTGGTGGCAATCAAGTTGATGATTTTTCAGACGATGTAACATCTGACGAAGAAGGCCTAGACGACAGTGATTACGCTGATGACGAAATGGATCATGATTTTGATAGTGATGGCGACATTGACAGTCACGAAGGCGACCATGGTAATTTAGAAGATCAAGTTATGGATCTTAAATCTGCTTTAGAAGCATTGCAAGCACAATTTGATGAATTGTCAGCTGGTGAAGAAGGCGAAGCTGATATGGATATGTATAACGATGATGAATCAGCTGAAGAATTTTCAGATGAATTTTCAGACGAAGGTTCAGAAGAATTTGATGCTGAAGAAGAAGATTTAGAAGAAATACTTGTTCGTGAATATATTGAAAAAGTTGGCGAACCTTATAAAGGCGAAATGAATCGTCCAGAAGGTCGTTTAGTTGGTAAAGGTACTTCTACTCCAATTAACAAAAACACGCTAGTTGCTAAACCAAATAGAATGGGTGGTACATCTGCAAACATCGTAAAAGGTGGAGCAAATAAAAACCCTGATGGTACTTCTGCTAATAAAGGCGAAGCCAATGCATATAAGAAAGGCGAAGGCAAATTAAAAGGTGCTGATAACTTTGAAAATGTACCTGGTGCAAAAGCAGGCAAAGCATTTAGTAAAAAAGAAACTAGTTATGAAAAAGCTAAAGGTGCTGAAGGCCAAACTACAAGTGGCAAACTTGCAGTTAACACCAAAAGTGAAATCGGCGGCAAAATTCGTTAATTAGGAAACGGCAAAATGGCTTTATATTTAAAAGAGAACTTAAACTTTAATGATGCAAGAATGGAAATTCTTGCAGAAGACCGTCATGATGGTAAAGGTAAGGATCTTTTTATGAAAGGCATATTTATTCAAGGTGGAGTTAAAAACCACAATGAAAGAGTATACCCTGTAAATGAAATTAGTAAAGCCGTTTCTTCAATAATGGAACAAATCAAAGGTGGCTACTCCGTCCTAGGCGAAGTAGATCACCCAGATGATTTGAAGATTAATTTAGACCGTGTAAGCCATATGATTACAGATATGTGGATGGACGGTCCAAATGGCTTTGGTAAATTAAAGATTCTTCCAACTCCAATGGGTAAGCTAGTTGAAACTATGTTGGAGAGTGGTGTGAAACTGGGAGTTAGTTCACGAGGCAGCGGTAATGTCGGCGAAGGTAACGGCCATGTAAGTGACTTTGAAATAGTCACAGTAGATGTAGTAGCACAACCAAGTGCTCCGCAAGCATATCCAACAGCCATCTATGAAGGTCTGATGAATATGAATGGTGGTGCTAAAATGTTTGAAGTTGCTAGAGAAGCAAGTGTAGATGTAAAAGTACAAAAATATTTGAAAGAGCAAGTTACTCGCTTAATCAAAGATCTGAAAATTAATTAAAAGGAGATCAGCATGTTAGAAGCTATCCGACCATTGTTAGAGAGTGGCATCATTAATGAGTCAACTCAAGCAGCTATTACAGAAGCTTGGGAAACACAAATTACTGAAGCACGTGAACAAGTTCGCGCCGAATTGCGTGAAGAATTTGCACGTCGTTACGATCATGACAAAACAGTTATGGTTGAAGCTCTAGACAAAATGGTCACTGAAAGTCTTACCGCCGAACTTACTGAGTTCGCCGAAGAGAAACAAGCTCTTACTGAAGACCGTGTGAAATTTAAACGTCATATGGTTGAAAGTGCAGGTAAATTTGATCACTTCTTAGTGAAAAAACTAGCCGAAGAAATTGAAGAGCTACGTAAGGATCGTAAAGTTCAACAAGAATCTATTAAGAAACTTGAAAACTTTGTTATTCATGCATTAGCTGAAGAAATTAAAGAGTTTGACCAAGATAAGAAAGCAGTTGTTGAAACTAAAGTTAAGTTAGTAGCAGAAGCTAATGTTAAATTAGCTGATTTACAAACACTTTTCATTCAACGTAGTGCAAAACTTGTTAAAGAATCAGTGTCAAAAAATCTAGGGAGAGAACTATCTCAACTTAAAGAAGATATTCACGCTGCACGTGAGAATATGTTTGGACGTAAGTTGTTTGAAGCCTTTGCAAGTGAATTTGCCGTAACTCATCTGAGCGAAAACAAAGAATTTGCTAAACTGAATACAATTATTAAAAATCAAGACGTAGTTATTGCAGAAGCTAAAACAGTAGCAAAAGAAAAAGCTGCTTTAGTAGAAACAAAAGACCGCGAAATACGTATTATCAAGGAAAGTGCTAGACGCAAAGAAACAATGAATGACTTGCTAGGCACATTAAACAAAGAGAAAGCTACAATAATGCGTAACTTACTCGAAAATGTGCAAACTGATAAAATCAGATCTGCATATGACAAGTATCTACCAGCAGTGCTAAATAATTCAAATGCAAAACCAGTTGCTGAAAAGCCTGTGTTAGCTGAGAGTCGTAAAGTATTAACTGGTGATAAATCTGCCAAAACTAGCCTTGATACCGGTGATAATGTCATCGAACTCAAACGTTTAGCAGGGCTAAAATAAAAACTTTTATAGGAAAATAAAGAAAATGACAAACCAACTATTAGAAGGTCGTTGGACCGAGACGAAAGATGCCCTGTTAGAAGGTCTACAAGGATCACGTCGCACTACAATGGCTATAATCTTAGAAAACACTAAAAGACATTTAACAGAAAATGCTACTGCTGGCGCAACTGCCGTTGGTAATGTTGCTACTCTGAACCGTGTTATTTTACCAGTAATTAGACGTGTAATGCCTACAGTTATTGCAAACGAAATCGTTGGTGTTCAACCAATGACAGGTCCAGTAGCTCAAATCCATACATTGCGTGTTCGTTATGCTGAAACTAACAATGCATCTGGTACTGCAAATGATACAGTTGCTGGTGAAGAAGCATTGAGCCCATTCAAAGTTGCAACTGCATACTCTGGTGATGGCGATCTAGGTATTGCTTCTGCTACTAGTGCATTAGAAGGTGTACCTGGTCGTAAAATTAACGTTCAAATCTTGAAACAAGTTGTTGAAGCTAAAACTCGTAAATTGTCTGCTCGTTGGACTTTTGAAGCTGCTCAAGATGCTCAAGCTATGCACGGTATTGATGTTGAAGCTGAAATTATGGCTGCTTTGGCTCAAGAAATTACTGTTGAAATAGATCAAGAAATTTTGGCTTCATTGCGTAGTTTGAGTGGTAACACTTACAACTATAACCAAGCTACTGTTTCTGGTACTGCTACATTTGTTGGTGACGAACATGCTGCTTTGGCTGTTCTTATCAATCGTGCTGCTAACTTGATTGCACAACGTACACGTCGTGGTTCAGGTAACTGGGCTGTGGTTTCTTCAGCTGCTTTGACTGTTCTGCAATCTGCTACTACTTCTGCATTTGCACGTACAACTGAAGGTACTTTTGAAGCTCCTACTAACACTAAATTTGTTGGTACTTTGAATGGCGCTATGCGTATATTTGTTGATGGTTATGCTGCTGATACACAAGCTGTATTAGTTGGTTATAAAGGTACAAGCGAAGCTGATGCAGCTGCGTTTTATTGCCCTTATATTCCATTGATGTCAAGTGGTGTTGTTCTTGATCCATCTACTTTTGAACCAGTTGTTGGTTTCATGACTAGATATGGTTATGTTGAATTAACTAACACTTCTTCATCGTTAGGCAATGCTGCTGATTATCTTGAATCAGTTGGCGTAAGCAACTTGTCTTTCCAATAAGATTTATTTTTTTTTGGTATAGATAATAAAAAAGCCCCTTTTGGGGCTTTTTTTTGACTTATATTCCAATAGTTGGAAATATATAAATAGGTATGATAATTACTAATGCGATAAAAAATAAAGCATTGATTATTTTACTGCATTTTAATGATTTACGTTGGGTTTCGGTAATATCAATTAACTTATTAATGTCTGTTTGTTTTTCAAACTCAGTTTGTCTGATTACATCTCTGAGAGTGAATATCTCACGTTCGTTTGTGATTAATAAGTCATTCAGCAACTCGGTGTTATGTTTTATTGTTTCTAATTCTAAATTACGTTCTTGAATAATAGTTAATCGGTCATCTGCAATTTCAGTAATAATTTTGTTCATATCTTCGGAATCTTCATAACGAAACCATTCCCCGTTAAGATCTTCTACTAAATATCCAAATTTACTAAATGTTAGATTGTATCTTTTCATTTGAATTATCTCCTTTTGTTGTATTAGTTGCTTCACTTAGTGATTTTGCAATGCAAGATTTTTGGTGAGCTGTCATATTGCTCATATATTGGATTTTATTGTTTTTATCAACCCACGCAATTAACATCTTAGATTTATTTTTAATATGTGGTTTCTTCATCAATATCCTTTTCTAATAATCAATACAAAAATTTTTATTTACCAATAGTATATATGATTTAACAAACAATGTCAATAATTTAGGTAAATAACTGTATACAATACTGCCCAAACTGGGTTTATGCGGTACCCGCCGCGTAGATTGTAAAACAATTAATTAAAATTAAGGAGAAAACAATGGGACGTCCTATTAAGAAAAAGTTTTTTGGTGATGATAATGTAAATGATAGCTTGGTTTACTCAACTGCTGGCGGTGAAGGTGTTTCTAGTATTACATTAACTAATGCTGGCGCTAACTATTCAGCTGGCGCAACAATTAGTTTTGCTCAATCTCCAATTGGTGGTACAAGTGCAACTGGTACTATTAGTTTATATCAACCATTGACTACTAGTAACTTAGCAATTCAGTATGCTAATGTAACTAATGCCGGAACAGGTTATATATCTGCACCTGCAATTACTATAACTGCACCAGCAAACGTAACGGTAACAACTTCTGCGTGGAGTGGTAACCTTGCTGGCAATGTATTAACAGTTGGCAGTACAACTGGTTTATATGTAGGTATGCATACAACTGGTGTTAACATTAATACAAATGGATATATTGTTGCAATTTATTCTGGCAATGCAAATGTTGTTATGAGTAGTGGTAACATAGGTGCAGTTACTGGTAATGTTACATTTTATGATCGCGGTGTACTACAAAATGTTGGTTCATTAACATCAGTTTTATTTAATGTTGCTGTTACTGCAAATACTATTCAAGCAAATGCATGGTCAATGACTACTTCAACAATTGGTAAAGTTGCTGATATAGTTTCTCAACGTAGTTCACGTCGTTATAAAATAACTAATGCTGATGGTACAGCTACTTGTCGTTTGGTTCCAACTGGTGTTAATGGTGTTAATTTTCCTACAGTTGCACAAGTAACCACTGCTGGTGGACCAACTGCATTTGGCGAAATGACTCTTCAAGCAACTGATTCAGTAGGCGGCACATACTGGGTTGGTAAATTAGAATCACGTACTGCATTGTTATTTCCTGGAGGAACTGGTACTCCTGGATCTGAATTTACTGCAAATAGCCATGTAAAATGGACTAGTACTGGTGTTGCAGTATTAAATACAACAGTAAAAATTGGCACAAATAACTAATTTTATTAGTTTAGATAAAAAGCAGTCCGATGGACTGCTTTTTTTTGATCTTAAACTCTGTTTATAAGCATAAATAATAGAAAGAAACTGGAATTATTATATGGCAATTACTAAATTAGCATCCGGACCGTACACGATACATACTATTAATGCAACTGATCCTATTACATTGGATGCAGGTAGTGTTTATATCAACGGAAACCTAGTTGTGTTAGGTACAACTAGTACTATTGAAACAACAAATACTGTTATTTACGATAATATTGTTACATTAAACGGTGGTATAACCGGAAGTCCGTTTGTTGGTAACGCTGGAATTGAAGTTAATCGTGGCGGTGGAATATACAATAACGTTTCTATAGGATGGGATGAAGTACAAGGAACCTGGACTGCTCGTATAGCAGACGGCACCTGGAAATACATACTGCAAAGTAACATTGGTAGTATAGGATTAACTGCGGTTATAGATGATCCTAATCCATCATTAGGTGGTAATCTTAATTTAAATAGTTATACAGTTTCATCAAATGTCGGAAATATGAAACTGCAAGGCAATGTGCAAATTAATAATACCTTAGTAGTTCCAACTAGTAGTGTAACTAATGCCACGGTATTATATGCTACTACACCTAATGCTGGCTCAACTGGGTTATATGTTCTAAATAGCTCTTCATTAAATGAAGAATTAGTAACTAAAAAACGAGCACTTGGCTTTTCATTAATATTTTAGGAATAAACAATGGCATTGACTAATACTCAATTAACAACAGTAATATCTAATATACACGTCAGCAGCGGAAATACCGTTGTATCTGCTATGTATTTTTGTAATTATAGTGCAAGTACTGTAAATTTTAACTTGTATGCAGTACCAAGTGGTAGTAGTAATGGCACATCTACTATAATTTATAGCTCGATTCAATTAGCCGCAAGTGATACTTATGTTATTGATTGGGAAAAACTTGTCCTGGGCAACGGAGATACTCTTCGTGCAAATGTCACAGCAAATACAGCAGTAACATCAACTGTAAGTTATATAGGCGTCTAATTATGGGCCATATGCTTAAAAACACAGTATTTAAAACAGCAAGTCATGCATTAGGAACGCCAATTGGAACTAGTGTAATTGGGCCTGATGCTCCAGTTAATGGTCAGATAAGATATAATAGTAGTTCTAATAAATTAGAATATTATAGTAGTAGTGCATGGAAACAAATTGCTAAAGAAGGTAACGTTACTGTAATTAATGATAGTTTTACAGGTGTAACCTCACAGACAGATTTTAGTCCAATGAGTTATAGTTATTCCGCAGGACAGGAAGCACAAGTATTAATTTTTGTTGGTGCAGTCTTTCAAATTCCAGGTACTAATTATACATTTTATGGAAATACTCAGATACATTTTACTAGTGCGCCATCAAACGGATCAGCAATAACTATTCTTCATAATTATAGCAGCACTATTACTGCTTAATTTAGGCTAAATATTAAAAAAGGTTAAATTAAATGGCAATTAGTCGAGTACCGGGTTATTCATTAGTATCAGATTTAGATAGACAAGGTGTAGATCTACAATTTTCTACAACTGGTACTACTCTAGCATATTTAGATTTTTCTAACTTTCGGTATGGGATTAATACAAATTCTCCGAAACAAGCACTTGAAGTAAACGGAAATATACTAATATCAAATGGTCATATGTATACCTCTGGAAATATAAATTATAATATTGGTAATACTAGTAATTGGTTTAATTCGTTATATGTAAATAATGTAACTAGTAGTCAACTAACTGGCACCTTGCAAACAAATGCACAGCCAAATATCACATCAGTAGGTAATTTAACTTCTCTAGCAGTTACTGGTAATATTATAGCAGGAAATATTTCTAGTACATATCTAACTGGAAATTTATTATCAACACTTACGGTTACCGGAGATGCAACTGGTTCTGGCCCATCATCGAATATTGCAATAACATTAGTTAATACTGGCGTAACTGCTGGTATCTATGGTAGTGCTGACAACGAATATGCTGATAAGGTACCTAGAATAACTGTTGATAGTAAAGGAAGAATTACTAACATAGCTAATATATCATTAACACAAATTGGTAATGTAACATTTACTGATACTACTATATCAACTACGTCTAATGTAACTATTGCACCAACAAATCG